TTATGATGGATCGAAAATAACTAATTTACAAACCAAAATATTAGAGTCTGAATGGTCTGGTTTTGTTAACGCTGATACCATGATTGGATACGAGCCAACTCATAAACATTTAGTTGTAGTTAGAGATGCAGCAGCGTCTGGCGCTACAAGTGGAGATGCTTATGTTTATAGTTTTATTACTAATTCATTTACATTTGTAGAAGATATGGTTGTTAATGCTGTTAAAACAAATATAATAACAGATGCTTATAATAAAATGACTTTAGGTTCAGCTCTTGATGAGTTAGAATCTTATGATGGAGAGCCAGATTATAACACTACTTTTGATATTAAATTAAAAGATGATGATTTTGGATTGCCTAATATTGTTAAAAAGATATACGGAGTTACTGTAGAGTATTCTTCAAATGCTGTAGATGGTAGTAGCGATCCAGTAACTAATACGAATGGTTTTAAATATTTGTATACTAGCGACAGTGGAGTTAAAACAGCAGTTGCTAACGGTGGAAACTTAAATAGTACTGCTGGAGACTTAGATGTAAATAAAATTACTTTTGGCACGCCATTATTAGCTTCTTCCTTTCAAGTTCAAATAGATTTAGATGCTGTTGATGTTGCTGGAACTAATATAAATAAAATAAATAATGTTGGTGTAGAATATAGACCAATACACAAGAGAATTACATAATGCCTATTGATAGAGAAAAAAGATTTTTATACAATTCTAAAAAACCTGATGGAAAACTTCAAATTGGATTTCCTGTTCGTGCGTCTGGTAATAATGGCGAGGAAAGAATTGTTAAGACACCAGATGGTAAGCTAAGGCTATATAGAAAAGAGCTTGGTGCTTGGTATTATTTAGAATTTACAAGGAGTTAATATGACATTTCAAGAAATAATGGCGAAAGCTGGTGCTGAGCAAGCTGCTGGTTGGGGGGAATCAGGTAGGCTACTTACTAAGCAGGTGAAAAAAGAAGAGTTTAATCTATATGATTATATTAATCAGATTCTAGCTGGGCAACAAGCCGCAGAAGAAAAGGATGTATCGAGAAAAAGAAGAAAAAGTGGATGGAGACTCGGCGGTGCGCTAGTTGGTGGTACATTGGGTTGGCTTCTCGGAGGGCCGGGAGGTGCACTTAAAGGTTCAAAGTGGGGAGCTACTTTAGGCGCAGGTGGAGGAAGTTTATTAGGGTCTAAAATTGCACAAGCAACAGAGCCCGGAGGTTGGAAACTTAAGGGTATTAATCCACAATTAGCTGGTGGTATGTTTTTTAAGGGTCAAAGAGAGAGAGCAGATCTTAAAAAAGAAGATGTCTCTAGATATATATCAGATGCCAATAAATTTTATGAGCAATCTGCGTGGACTGATGCCGTTCAAGATGCTTTTACCGCACGTAAAATGATGCTTCTTGATCCTAGAGATTGGTTTGGAGATTTTGGTGTTGATGGAGATGAATGGATAACTAATAAACTTGGACAAAACGTGAGGCCATGGAAACCCGAATGGGACGAATGGATGCCTGGCCCACCAGCAGAAGATTATATGCCAAGCTATAAATAAGGGGTAATTAAATGAACGAACAACTACAAAAATTATTAGAAGCTGCTGGGTTAGGTGATTTTTCCCAATATTTTACTGGCGACCTTAGTCAGATAATTAAATTGCTTGGGCTAAAGGGAGATCAATCAACTCAATTTGGAAAATTTTTTCAACAATTTAATCCCCAAACGTATCTTGATGCGGCGGATGCAGCATCAGAATCAAGAGATGTTAGATCTGGAATGCTTTCAGGAAGATTGGGTGAGCAACTTTCTAGCTTAAAGCGTGGAACCGAAACCGGACTTGAGAGAGGTCGAGATAAGTTTAGAGAACTTGGAGCAACATCTGGATTTGGGGATAAATTTGGAGCGTTGAAAAGAGAAGGCGGAGAATCTATTGAAGATATAATACAGAAATCACTGACGCAAAAGAGTGGATATCAAAGAGATTTTCAGCGTGGATCAATTGCGTCAGAAGAGAGATACGGAAGTGAGCGCGGCGCTATATATTCCGATCTTCAAAAATGGCTCGATGCAGTACGGGCACGAGGAGAAAGACTGTATGGACTAGACCCATTTGGAGGCGGTGGAGGCGGGTCGCGCATTCCCGGCGGCGGCGGTGGTGGAAACCCAAAAGGCCCAGGCGATATCTTCTATTAAATGATGAAAAAATATAATTAAGGAATATCATGGCAAACGGTTATACGACAAATAGATTTAATTATGAAAGCCCAGTAGATAGGCTGCTAAATTATACTATACCTACGTTTCTCGACAAAGAGCTTGATAGACAAGCCGACGATGATAGGTTTGATCTCTTACGCCAAGATAGGCTTGATCAGCAGGAATACGAGAAAGGGCAGGATACAAAGAGATGGAATGAGGAGGTTAATAGATACGATGCTAAGATAGCAGAAGACAACGATGATGATCTTTATGAAAGAGGTTGGAATAAGTTTCAGGCAATTAGTTCGGAGCAAAATATACAGAAAAAACTTACAATGCTTGAAACATTAAAGTCTACACCTTTACATTCCGATGTAAATGATGTAGTTGAAGCAAGAATAAGCGGCCTTAAGACTCAGCTTAAAGATGTAGAAACTAATATGAGTGAGTTTTCACCAGAGATATATAATCCTAGTCAACTTAGTAGGATAAAAAATCAATTTATGCTTGGGAATATAGAGGGCGCTCATCAGGTTGGTGATAAAATGCTTACTGATCAATATTCTACTCCGTGGATAAAAACAGAATCTCTACGTATTAGAGATGAGATAAAATCTGTTGATAAAAGATTGGATGCATTGATTGGGTTAGATACCGATGACGTTAGCAAGAGAAGAGGTAAATTAAATGAAGATAAGATTGCCTTAAGAGGTCAACTAGCTGATCTTTATGATCAAGATAGACCATTTGATCCTAAAGTATATGGAAATCAATTTAATACTAACATTGAAAGTCAACTTAAAGAAGCTGGCCTTGAAATAAAAGATCAAAAATCAGCTGATGCATTGTTTGGAAAATATTCAGGGGAAATAAAAGCTTTTAGGCAAGAGTATTTAACTGGCCCAAAGGCATCTGATTATACACCAAAGCAAAGAGATGATGCAGCTCAAAAGGTTATAAATGATATTATAGCAAAAGAAAAAGTTTCACCCCCAGTGCCAGATCCACAATTTAACTATGAAAATCTTAATAAACTTGATGCGCAAGGCACTGCTTTGGCGCTTGCTGCAACTGCGTATGCACTTAAGAATCCTGCTAAAAAAGCTTATGACTATATGGGCAAAAAAACTGTTCAGGCTGCTGGGGCTGTTAAAGAAGTATGGAATATGCCTGCTTCAGATATAACTAAATTTTTACATAATGTTGCATTGGATACTCCCGGAAAACCCGGTGCAATGATGCCTAAGGTGGAAAAATTATTAGATGAAATAAATAAATTTTCTGGGGAAAGAAAAACTCCGAAAGTTAAAAAGGAGTTGGCAGATCTAAACGCAGAACTTGATAAACAGGTAAAAAAAGTTATGAAAAGATTTAGACAGTTAAAAGTTTCCCCAGCTTTGAACGATGCTAGTCTTGAAAAATTAATACGAAATCCTAATAAATGGCGATTGGCTAAGATTAAATCTCTTCTTTCTAAGCCTAAAGCGCTTGCTCCAAGTATGAGAAAATGGGGAGTATTTAGCGCATCAGCTAAAATAGGCGAAGCACTTGGAGATCCAACTGGCGGTATAGCTACTGGCATAGGGCTTCCTGCTGTGGCTAAAAAGGTAATTAATATATATAAGAAAAAAGGCCCAAAATGGTTTATGGCTAAACTTACCCCAGTCGTAGGCAAGGCAATCTCTAAAAGAATAGTTGGTGGTGTCGCTTCTGGAGCTATTGGTGGCCCAGCTGTAGTAGTTACAACTATCGGTGGAACTGGACTTGCCATTCATGATATATATAAATTTTTAGAATCATTGAGCGAAGGAGGATCTGAAGAAGAAGCAGCAGCTATTTTACAAAGTGCAGTGCAAAGAGATTCTACGCAAGCACCAATAGATTCTACTCGGATGCGAAGAGATTCTACAGGTATAGTGCAGCCATTTAATCCCGATGACCCTGATTCTCTTCTTTTCCAGACTCTAGCTCGGTAAATAAATGCCTCAAGATAATTTATTTAATATTTTTTCAGATATTGATGAAGATGAAATAGCATCTCTTCGTACATTTGGAGAAGAAGAATTGGAACAAGATACCCCAATTGATTCTGGTGGCTTCTTTAATATATTTGCGGATTACGGAGAAAAACAAAAAGCAAGCGGTTCCGCTTTATGGGATTATATTCCAGATTTTATAAAAAGAGGATATAACGAATCTATTACAGGTATGGCTCAACAGCTTGCCACGGGTGAAGCGCCATTTGATTTAGAGAGTTACAATCCCGGAGTTCTTGGAGACATAGGTGCTGGTGTAATAAGTTTCTTTATGCCTGCTGATATAGGTTTGTTTGCAGCAGGTGGAGGAATAGGTGGTCAAGCTGCTAAAGTAGCTGGTAAAACTGCTTTAAAACAAATGATACGAGCTGGCGTGAAAAAGGAATTCGCAGAAGATGTTCTCCAAAAAGGTATTTCAACTTTAGCTGGTAGAGCTGGCGTGGCTGCGGGTTCTGGCGCTGTTGCTCTTGGTACTTATAGTGGCATAGCAGATGCAATGGCTCAGGAAATAAATGATAATGATATAGATTTCGGTCAAGTAATTGAGGCAGCCGGTAAAGGTGCTGTGTTGGGAGCTGTTACTGGTGGTGTTGGTGGAAGAGCAGCTCATAAGGGCTCGAGTGAATCTGTGCGTATAGCTCAGGAAATAGCATCGTTTGGTACTCTTGAACCAGCATTAGATCTCAGATTGCCCACGCCTCAAGACTATCTCCATGCAAGCGGTATGATACTTGGTATACGTGGTGCTAATATGGCTATTAAAGGTGGAGTGAGAGCCGCTAAGGGCGAGCCAATAATACAACCTAAGATAAAGGCTAAAGAAGCTTCTCCAGAATTTATAGAGGAATATGCAAAAAGGGAATTAAAATTTACAGAAGAAAGCGCTAAAGAGGGACAAGTTTGGACTTCAGAAAGAAAAGGATTTGAAAAGGCTGAGATAGTTAAAGAAGGAGAAACTGCTGAAGGGTTAAATGTATTTAGAATTAGGAGTATTGACTCAAAGAAAAAGAAAACTATTTCACTTGGGAAAGCTGAATTTTTTAAAGAATTTGATTTATATAAAGAGGGAATGTCTCCCGAGGCTTTACGTAAAAAGAGGGTTGGTGAAGTAGCTGGGTTAAGTAGGAAGCTTACTACAGAAGAATACGGATTTGATAATAAATTTCTTGCTGAAAAGAAAAAGCATATTACCGGGAAGAAAGATAAAAGCACTAAGGACATGAGTCCTCTAGAACTTTTTAAATATAGAAAAGCACTTCAATACGAACAACAATTAGTTGATATAAAAAAACATGCTAAAGCTGGCGGTCTTATGGAGATTGAGCCGGGCAAGACATTGATAGAAAGATTGCTTCCAGAAAAATGGGTGCAACCAATGATTTCCGCAGAGGCGAGGCTGAAGTCAGGCGAAGGACAAACCCTTGGTGTTCGTTGGATTCCACAAGCGGATGCAAGAGCAAAAGAAATTACAGGAACTTTCGTGGAAAAAGCTGTTATTGAGAGTGGGCTTAGGAAATTTAAAAGACCAGAGGAGGTAGCAGATGCTCTTGAAGGTAAAAAGGTAAGTAGAGAGGCAGAGGCAATAGCTAAAGAAGTTAGAAAGTCTTTGAAAGAGGCATTTAAACAGGCCGAAGATGCTGGAATAGATGTCGCTGGATACATAGAGGGATACTTTCCTCGCATGATGAAGAAGAGTATTCAAAAGATTATATTTGATGACATGATGCCGTTTTTGGACAAGAATAAAGCATTTCTTGAAAAGAAAATAGTAAAGAAAAGCGAATTAAATATGCTTAACAAGATTGTCGAAAGGGCAATAGTGGCGGGCGAATTTTCCAATACAACCAATAAGGCTCTTAGTCGACTTGTTAAGGAAGGTAAGCTTAGTTATAAAGAGGCTATGGAGTCATTGAGAGAAGACGTGTTTGGCGAAATGTATTCTCCTTTTGGCAATTTGGAAAAGAAAAGAAAATTAAAACTTCCAACTGATTTTTACGAAAGAAATGCTACTGAGATCATTACAAGGTATTTTGATAAGTTTGGAAGAAGGATGGCAAACGCTGAAGTTTTTGGTAACAAAGGTGAAAAGGCGAAGGCTATGTTGGATAGTCTTAGATTAAAAAATCCTGCTGAATATAGAGTGTTAAAAGAATTATATGGTAACTTCACTGGCTTATCGAGCGTAGACCCGGCGAAACAGATGTCTCCAACGGCTAGAAAACTTGCTGAAAACATTATGTCGTTTGAGTACGGAACAAAGATTGGTCTCGGTTTTGCTACTATTCCTAATATTACACAGACTTTAATATCTACTGCGGTTGAAGCTGGGTTTTGGCGAACCACAAAAGGTGCATTTAGACTGCTTGATAAGGGCGTAAGAAAAAGAATAAGACAATCTGGGGCTACTCATCATAATGTTATGGATATTCTTCTTGGTACTGATATGGGGATAACTAATCCCAGAAGTATAAAAGAAGGTATAAAGAAAGTAGTCACAGAAAAGGGCAGTAGATTAGCTCACATTGCTAACTTACTTGCTACAATTACTCAGTTTAAAAATATTAACTACTTCAACCAGTTATTAGCAGCGTCTACAGCAGAAATATATGTAAAAGATTTGCATAGGGTGGCTAAATCAAATGCTCCAAGATCTCCAGGAAAAGAGGGAAATAGCAGATATAATTGGGCAACAAGAAATCTTATAAGGCTTGGAGTTTCTGAAAAAAGTTATAGCAAAGCATCATTAAGCACTTCTAATATAGAAAATGCAATGTATAGATTTGCAAAAGAAAGTCAATTGCAGAAAGATATTCTTAAAGACCCTCTGGCTTTTAATAATCCAAAATTGAGACCATTCTTCATTTTTAAAAGATTTGGATATAGACAGGCTAAATACGCTAAGGACACATTAAAAAGAGAGATATCGGCTGGGAATGTTTTTGCTCCGCTGAGGATGGCAGCTGGTGGAATGCTTGGAGCAACATTTGTTATGTGGGCTAAAGATAAACTGATAAAATGGTTAAGCGGTGAAGATGTGGTAAGAGAAGATAAAGAAGGATGGGATAGATTTTTTGAAGCCTTTGGTGTTGTTGGCTCTATGGGTTTCTTTTCTGACATACTTGAAGCTGAGGATAAATTGTCTTCAATCAAATTCTTTTTGACTCCTGTTGTTTTATCTGATCTTGAGAAAGGGTACTCCGGAGCGCAGGCATTATCAAATAATATTGACAAATATTTAAAAGGGAGAACAGATTCATGGGATGCCCTCCAGAGAAGTATCAAAGGGTTTGCTCCTATTTTTGGAAGCATTGTAAGGCAAGCTGCTAGGCGAGTAGAGACTCCCGGCCAGAAGAAAAAGGGAATATCCTCAGCGAAGGGTGACTTAAGAACTAAAATATTTGAATATTATGAGAGTGGAGAGAAGACTCAAGCATTCAATCTATTTAAAGAATGGAATAGCAAAAGACCAAGTAATCCATTACTGTTTGAAGATATTAATTT